AGCATCTCAATTTGCCGGTAAACAATTAGACGTTCGTAAAGCAGCATTAGCAAGGCGTGCAGTTGAACAGGAAATAGATTCTATAGGTTGGAATGGTAATGAACAATACAATATACAAGGACTAATTAATTATCCTGGAATTACTGAATATGTTGTTCCGGACGGTGCAGGTTTAGCATCTGAATGGACTACAAAAACACCGGATGAAATTGTAGCTGATTTATGTGGAATTACTCATGCTGTTGTATCTATTACAAATGGAATAGAATCACCTGATACAATGATTATGCCATTAGATCAATATTTATACATTAAATGCACAAGAATGACAGATGGAAATGATGTAACTGTATTTGAATTCTTTATGAAAAATAATGGATTTATACAAATGGTTGATTGGGTAAATGAACTTAAAGGAGCTGGTACAGCCGGATCTGATAGATTTATGGTTTATCCGCGAGATGAAAATCATTTAACATTTGAAATTCCCTCTCCATATGAACAGTTTACACCCCAACAAAAGGGATTGGAATATGAAATTATGACAATGGAAGCAACGGCAGGTGTAATAGTATATTACACATTAAGTGTAGCTTATGGCGATGGAATTTAAATTATATAGGAGGGTTACAAAATATTATGATAGTTAATTGGAAGGAAAAGAGAATTATATTTATTCCTATTCAAATTTGGAGTAAAAAAGATAAAAAATTTGTAGTAAAAAAATCAATTAAATTAGTACCTGGAATAAATGATTTAGCAAGTATACATATTACAAAAGAAGAATGGGATGTAATTATAAAAACTAAAATCATAAAAAATCATATAGATACTGGAAAACTAATTGAGATAGTAACAATAGATGATAATGGAAATGGAAAAAAAGAAGTTAGTTTTCTTAAATTAAATAGTAATGAAGCAATTGACATGGTAAATGAAACTAATCAAATAGAAACATTATATGATTGGAAGAAAAAAGAAAATAGACAAGATGTAAATATTGCTTTAATGGATCGTATAAAAGAAATTGAAGAAAAAAGACCAGAGAAAAAGAAATAAATATGGCATCAAGTGTACTTGATATTATACAAGCAATTTGTCCCGGTTTATATGCTGATACCGTAAACCGGGATATTTTTATTGAAATGGCTACTGAACGAACTAATAGTTGTTTTTATAAAAGTAAATATAATCAAGCCATTGCATTAAGATCATCGCATATGTGGGCATTGGCACAAAGAGGTAGTACAGGAGATTCTGGACAAATAAGTAGTAAAAAAGAAGGTGATTTACAAGTATCATTTTCAACTACTACAATGAATAGTGATGATAGTGATTTGTCATTGACACATTACGGAATTCAATTGCAAGGTTTAATGAATGCCGGTTCACCTGCTATTAGTGTAATAAATGGTTGTCAATCTATTTTAAATATATGTGATTAAGGAGATTTATTATAGTGAAAGATATAATTTTAAAATATATAGGACATGATTCTCAAAAACTTGGCACTATAGATAATAAACCATTTATCATATATAAAAATAAAGAAAAATTTGTAAATGAAAATGAATGGAAAATATTAAAAGAAAATAAATGGACTCAAAAATTAATTCAAAATAATATGCTTATTATAAAAGATAAAAAATCGTCTAAAAATGATATTGATACACAAATAGAAAATGGGATATTATCGGTAAAAGAAGATGATTAAAACTGAAATTACAATGGATACAAAAAAATGGGATAAACTTAAAATTCAAATTGAAGATCTTAGTAGTGTATATACTACAGTTGGATTACATAAAGATGAAAAATATGATAATGGTTTAGACGTTGCATTTGTAGGTGCATTAAATGATTTCGGTACAGATAGAATTCCATCTCGTCCATGGCAACGTGGATGGTTCGATGGAAATATAGAAAATATAACAGAAAAAGTTAAAAAAATAATTGGTAGTATGTTAGATGGAAACATGACAGTAAAAGAAGGTATAGAAGAATTAGGTTTTTATGGTGCTACGGAATTAAAACAATCAATTGTTACATGGAAAATACCACCTAATGCACCATTAACTATTTTAAAAAAAGGATTTGATGATCCTTTAATTGACACCGGACAAATGAGAGATACTATAAATCATAAAGAACATTTTAATAAACCATTTCCCAAAGGAGATGAAGATTTTTAATGAGTTTATTTAAATCACATACACTTACTGTAAAAAGATACTTTGGATCATACATAAATGGTAGATGGGTACAAAGTAATATAAATACGTTTACTATTATGACAAGTTGGCAATCGGCAAATGGTCGGGATACATTAACTTTACCGGAAGGAAAACGGAGTACACAAATTTATAAATGCTATCCTGAAATTGAATTATTTGTTGCAGATCCTATAAGTGGTCAACCGGCTGATGTTATTACAGGAATAGATGGAAAAGATTATGAAGTTATTTCTTGTGCACCAAATCAAAATAATATTATAAATCATTATAAAATTATGTGCACAAGATTAAAAGAGGGAATATAATAAATGTTGTATTCACAAATTGAAAGTACAGTTTACACATGGGCTTTTTCTAATTCTCCTATACCTGTTATATTTGCAAATGAAAATGGAGTAAGACCGAATAGTAAATATATAACATTAAATATAATTTCTTATACACCAATTGGTCAACCATACCATCATATGACAAATATAAATGGTGATAGAAATATTGATCAAAATGAAGATTTTACAGTTGAATTGAATGCTTTTTATCCTGGATCACATGATGATTTACAAGTATTAAAAAATTCATTAAAAAAAGATGCAGTAATACAAAGTATAAATAATAGTGGATTAGTAATACGTGATAGTAATGGTAATGTAATTGATATAAGTACATTAGTAGATAATACTATTGAAAAAAGATATTTATATGAATTTAGAATGAGTCATACAGAAACAATTTCTGAAAATGTAAGTTTTATTGAAACTGTTGATATAGAACAAGTTTAAATTTAAAAGGAGGTATTTAATTATGCCATTAATTGATGAATACGTAGAAATAAATATTACCAGACAAACGGCTGTTGCTACAGTAGCAAGTTTTGATAATGCTATGATTGCAGCTGAATTTCTAAAAGCATCTATTACGCCTTCATTTGATGAACGTGTAAGACCATACTCTGATTTAGCAGAAATGTTAACTGCTGGATTTCTTATAACTGATCCTGCATATTTAGCAGCAAAGGCTTTTTTCTCACAAAATCCTAATCCAGGTATATTTTATATTGGTAGAAAATTAACTGGTGTAGATGGATCGGAAACATGGGAAGTAGCATTGACGGCTATGAAAGAAGAAAATAATGAATGGTATATATTTTCTATTGACAGTAAAGTTTTAGCTGATTTAGAAGATGCAGCCGATTGGAGTGAATCAAATAAACGGTTAATGATTATATCAGATGATGATCCTAATATTGTTGATAGCATAGGTGATATTGCAGAATATATCAATACACAAAATTATGATAGATCAACTGTAATGTATCATCCAGATGCAGATGGTGGGGTAGATGATCCTTACATACATTATGCATGGGCAGGATTAATGTTGACATATGAACCAGGGGAAGCAAATTGGCTACATAAAACATTATCCGCCGTATCCACATATAAATTAACAACGGCACAAAGAGCAACAATCGAAGGAAAAAAAGGAAATTATTATTCAGAAATTGCTGGATTAAATAAAACCCTTGGTGATGGTACTGTTGGAAGTGGTGAGTATATTGATATTATTCGATTTACCGATTGGTTGGAAGCACACATTCAAACATTAGTTTATACATTTATAGGTCAATTACCTAAAGTACCTTTTACAGATCCTGGTATACAAGGTATAAAAGCCATAGTAGATAATGCATTACAAGATGGTGTAGATGTAGGTGGATTAGCACCACCTGATAATGATGGTAATCCAAGTTATAAAACCATAGTACCATTATCAGCTGATGTATCTGTTATTGATAAAGCAAATAGAATTTTAAATGATATAAAATTTACTGCTATATATGCAGGTGCAATAAATAGGGTTGATATAAATGGTACAATATCAGTATAAGAAAGGAGAAATATAAATTATGGTAAAGAATTATGATCCTAAAAGATTTATTATAACATTTGGTGGAATACCTGCAACAGGATTTGCAGATGGAACATTTATAGCAGTCACATCACCATCACAAACATTTACAAAAACTGTCGGTGCAGATGGTGAAGTAGCAAGAGCAAAAGGAAATGATAATACAAATGAAATTACTATTACATTATTACAAACATCATTATTTAATGATTATCTTAGTAATATATATAAAATAGACAAAGCAACAAATCAAGGAAAATTGATATTAGCATTAGCTGATTTAGAGGGAACTACTGTAATGATTTGGTCTCAAGCATGGATTAGACAATTACCTGATATAGATCGTGGTAAAGAAATTGGTGAAAATGCATGGATTTTTGACACTGGTCAAATTAATGCTGTAAATGTTGGAGGTAATTTTTAATGAGTGAGCCAACAAAAATAAATATAAATGGTATAGAATTTATTACTTTTCCTATACCTGCTATAGAGGCATTTAAAATAAAAACATTTTTTATTAAAAAAGTTGCTCCTTTAGCAGGTGGTACAATTGAAACTTTTTTAAATATATTAAAAACAAATCAAGGAAATACAGATTCTATACTTGATAAAAATGTAAGTACAGAGCAAATAGGAAAGTCACTTGTTGATATTTTAATACAATTAGAAGAAAATGAATTACTATCTTTAATAAAAAGATTATTACAAAAAACACAATGTATATTTAAAGGAGAAGATGGAAAATTAAATAATTTATCTTTTGAAAGTAATAATTTTGAAACAAGTTTTAATATTGTATTTAGTGAAAATCTTTCAAGTGTTTATAAATTAATTTATGAAATTATAAAAATAACATACAAAGATTTTTTTTTAATGATAGGCAATATTGGAAACAAACTAAAAACATTTACATCGAATATAATAAATCCAAGCATAAAAAAGTTTTCAACGAAATCGGAGAAGTAGGGACATTATCAGATGAAATATTATATGAATATCCAATATGGAGAATTTGGCTTAATAAGAAAAACGAATCTTTAGATGATATTCGTTATAATTGGACGTATGAAGATGTAATGAAAGCAAATGCCCTATTTGACATGGAAGGGGATTATAAAGATGCCATAGATGGCTATTTTGAGAAGACAAGAGAAAAGAAATAATAATAAGGAGATAATAAATATACTGTGGTCATAAGATCATTTTTGACAGCTTTAGGTTTTAAAGCTGATAATAAAGCTGCATTAAATTACGATCAAATACTCAATAAAATATTTAATATCTCAAAAAAGTTAGTTGATATGACTATAAAATTTGGAAATGCTATACTTAATACGGCAGGTGAAATGGAACAATGGGAAATAGCATTTGAAACAATGTTAAGAAGTACTGAAAAAGCTGATAAGCTTATGAAAGAAGTAATTGATTTTGCAGCAACGACACCTTTCACATTGCCGGATGTCGTTGCTGGATCTAAAAAATTACTTGCATTTGGTGTTGCCGCTGAATCAATTATTCCGACTATGACACAATTAGGAAATATAGCAGCAGGTGTTGGTAGGGATAAATTACCATTAATGATAGCCGCATATGGAAAAGTAAGAGTACAAAATAAATTAACAGGTAAAGAAATTAAATCATTTGTATCATCTGGCGTTCCTTTATTAGATAAATTAGCTGAAAATTTAGGAGTAACAATAGAAGAAGTATTTAAATTATCAAGTGCAGGTAAAATAAAATTTAAAGATGTTGAAAAAGCAATATCAGATATGTCAACAGGTACAGGTCAATTTGCTAATTTAATGGCAAAACAATCAAAAAGCTACTTAGGTATATTGACAAATATAAAAGATCAATTTACACGAATTGCAAATGAAGCTGGAAAAGAAGTATTACCCATTGCAAAAGAATTGGCTAATGAAGTATTAAAATTTTTACAAGTAAACAGAGAATTTATAGCCTTAAAAATAGCAGGCTTTTTAAAAGGAGTAGTAAAAGTTTTAGCTTTTTTATTTTTCTTTATTAAAAGAATATTTGAAATAATGAAACAAAAAGGTACACTTGATTTTTTTGGTAAGGCATTTAAAGAAATAGCTAATATTTTTTCTTTTTTTGTTGGTATAATTATAAATGTAATTGGTTTTTTATCTAAATTTAATGGTATAATTAGTATAATTGTTTTTGCATTGGCAGCATGGAATATTGCACAATGGGCAATAAATGCAGCTTTAGCAGCAAATCCAATATCACTAATTATAATAGCTATTATAGCATTGATTGTTTTTATATGGTTGATTGTTGCAAATTGGGATAAAATAGCTGCATTTTTAAAAAAAATATGGGATAATATTGCGAAATGGTTTTCAGACATGTGGGAAGGGATAAAAAATACGGCTTTAAATATATGGGAAGGAATAATTAACGGATTAAAAAGTTTATGGGAAGGATTTAAAAATTTTGTTACAGAAATATGGGATAATATATTAAAAGTAATTGAAAATATATGGAATAAAGTACAGGGTTTTATAGATGTAATACGTGATTTTTTTAGTGGAATAGGTGAAAACTTTAGTAATTTTTTTAGTGGAATAGGTAAATTTGTTGGAATAAAACCAAAAACAAGTAATATAAGTAACGATACTATACGTAATATAAATCCTGCTAATAATACAAATAATACAGTAACTTTAAAAACTGATATAAATATAAATATACCACCTGGAACATCGGAAGAGCAAGCAAAAACAATTGGCAGTGAAACACGAAAAGTTGTAAAAGAAGAATTAGATAAAGCAATGATAGATGTCATGATAAATACACCGTATTCAACAAGGGGATTATATTAAAATGGCAGATCAAGCAAGGTTTATTTTTTCAAAAGGAGTAAAAAAAGCTATTGGTAATATTTTTATAGATGCATTTTCTATTGAAACTCATAGTAAAAAAAGTAATATTACATCATATCCTATAGAAGATAATAGTACAATTACAGACCATGTTTTAAATTTACCATTAAGTTTAAATACAAATGGAATAATAGAACCTATAGATGATAATTATAATATTTTAGATACACATAATAAAATAGTAGATCTTATGAATAGTAAACAACTTATATCTATTATAACAGGTTTAAAAGTATATAATAATATGATTATATTAGATTATACAGTGACAAGAAATGCACAAAATGGACAGAGTTTAGTTTTTACTATGCAAGCACAAGAAACTAAAATAGCACAATCGCAATCCGTAGCAATACCCATTTCACAATTAAGTCAAGCTGATTTAATTACTTATGAACAATCACAAGCCAATGCCGATGCAGGAAAAGCAACAAGTGGACAGACACAAACAACTAATTTTTTAGATGGTATAGAACAAGCTGCAAATGATATTGTAGACGGTATAGCTAAAAAATTAGGTGTGGTAGTTACACCATGATAGTATTACCTATTTTTCAAAATAGATCAACTCATTTTTTTTATGATATAGAATTAAATAATGAATTATTTCATTTAAAATATTATTGGAATGCGAGAGAATTATCATGGTATATGGATATACAAGATCAAAATGAAAATAATATTTTAATGAATATAAAACTTGTAATAAATTATATTTTATTATTGCAATATCGATATATAAATGAATTACCTAAAGGTCAATTATTTATAATGGACTTAGAACAAAATCCAATTATAGGTGGAATTACATTTGATAATTTAGGTAAAAGATATCAATTAATATTTTTTACAAATGAAGAAATAAATACAGGAGTAATAAATTTTGGCTTTTAATCGCTTAATTGAATTACAAATAGGAATACCCGGAGAAATAGGAACTATTATAAAAGATCTAAGAATTTCTTTTAATGTTGAAAAAACAGATACAGAATCTGCTAATAAAGCAGAAATTCAAATTTATAATTTAACGGATGATACATCAAATAAAATAGGTAAAGCAGGAAACTTTGTAATTATAAAAGCCGGTTATATAGATGAAGGAATAAATAATTTATTTTTCGGAAATGTTACATATTCTTTAAGTAAAAAAACAGGTACTGAAAAAATATTACAAATACAAGCTGTGGATGGAGTAAATAATATACAGGATATAAATATTACGGTTACATATAATGCAGGAACTACAATACAAAAAATATTTAATGATATGGTTTTATTATATGGTTTACCATTAACAAATACAAATTTAATATTACCCGGTCAATATGTAAATGGATATGTTTTTACTGGAAAAGTAAAAGATGCATTATCACAAGTACTTGGCAGATTAAATTTATCATGGACAATACAAAATAATCAATTAGTTGTAATTGAATCCGATAAAGCTATAGAAAGAACTGGATTATTAATTTCACCTAATACAGGTTTAATTGGTTCACCTGAAATTCTTATTGATACGGATACTGAACCAACAGAAGAACCACCAGTAAAATATAAAATAAAATGTTTATTGTTTCCTCAATTATTCCCAGGTGTAGAATTTAAATTACAATCTGAAAAAGTAAATGGTACTTTTAAAATTGAAACTGCCAAATTTACAGGTGATAATTATGAAGGTGATTTTGTATGTGAATTGGAGGCAGTTCAAATATGAGATCTACATTAAATGATGTTTTAAATAAAAGTTTTCATTCTAATATGCATAATATATATACTGTATTACCTGGAAAAATAGAAACATATGATGCAATTAAAAAGAAAGCATCTGTAAAACCAATGATAAAAAAGAATGTTAGAAATGATATTATTAGTTATCCTATTATTACAGATGTTCCTGTTATTTTTCCATCTTCCAGAGATAGTGCTATTATTTTTTCTATTAGTAAAGGTGATGGATGTTTATTATTATTTTCTTGTGAAAGTATGGAAAACTTTTTATCATCTACTTTATCAAATGATGTTGAACCAGGTGATAATAGAAAGTTTAGTTTGACAGATGCTATATGTTTACCTGGATTATATACTTTTTCTAATCCTGGAAAAACAAGTACAGTAATAGGAATGGA